GTATCTGCCCCCCAGTGAACAAGGCTCGCATCCGTTGGAGCGCCTGTCGGCGTCGGGATCATCGCCAAGATCGCCTGCCGAAGCTGCGTCAGATCGGCCGCGTTCGGCGTCAATCCGGCGCCGTTAATGACCGCCAAGATTTCCGCCTGAACATCGTTGAAAAACTTCGCCGGCGGGACAGAGCCATCCGTGCCGGTCGCCGCGTTTAAATCGACGAATGCTGCGGTCGGGTTGCTCGGCTGATCGTATGGCTGGATATATTTCATTTATTGCCCCATGGCAGTATCAATGAAACGCTATCAGGCGTTTCATTGCTGAATATTTGATCGGCGATAGTTAGGCGTTAGCGATTGTGGTCACGGTCCCGGACGATCCGCGATATTTCAGCGCGCCATTTTCGACATAAATAACGCCGCCGCCGGATGGGTTTCCAGTCGGGACAGTCGCGTTTGCAAGGTGAATCGTTTTTGCTGCGCCTGTTGCAGCGGCCGTCATCCCGTGCAGCAAATTTCCATTTGTATCGTATCTAGCGCGCTCAAGATTGTTGGTTTGAAAAATTATAATGTTATTCGTGTCTGTACCAACAATCATGGTTGCATTAGTGGTATAAAAATATCCAGAACCATCTTTATAGATAATTACGCCTGATATGCTTGTTCCAGCGATAGCCCTTAATAGCCCGTATTTCCCAGAAGCGCCCTGTGTTTCAACAACTATAGCACGATCATTTGTATTGCTATAAGATTTAATATTTCCGCTAACATCTACATCACCGCTGTCGTTATAACTAAGCAAATTATTCACAATATCAATTAAAAGATTGCGTATCTGAAGCGCCGTTCTTTTTTGTCCCGCGACAAGCAAATCAGTAATCGCGCCGATAAGTTGAGTTCGTGTCACGGCTACGGCTCTCCTGTCAGGAAGTCAGCATCGTTGAAGTCGGCGGGTTCATAATCGTAACCGCCGATAAAAATGTAATGAAACTTGATCTGCGTATGCGCCGGCTTCCATTTATTCAGCAGGCATTCAAGGTCTTTTCGTTTTCCGAATGACCCGAGCGCATCAGCGCCCACTTTGCTTTTGCCAGCGCGGAAATATTGCAGCGTCGTCGTCTTTACATAGACGCGCCAGATCGCCTCGTTAATTGGCGAACCGACCTGATCTTTTCCGCATCGTCCTTGACCGCAGCGGAGCGGTGAATATTCGCTGATTGTGATCGTATAGCCGAGCGTCGCCGCAAGGCATGTAAAGAACTCGCGAGACGCGCCGCCCTTTTCGGCGATCCGCATCCGCAGCAACAGCCTCCGGCGATCAGTCGTCAGAACTTGCCCGGCAAGGCAATCGTCAGGAAGCCCGAACTCGCGCTCCCAGTCCGACAGCGCATCGTTCGCCGCATCCTCTGGCCCGGACAAGGTGCACGCGGTTGACGCCTGCGACAGCTTCCATGCTTTGGCATAGAGCGCAGCCAGAGGCTCCGCCGTCGCGCGCCAGAACCGATGCTGGTAGCTGTTATGCGATCCGTCCGAAACCTCATCCGTGCGCCACGCTGGCCCGCGCGGCGTCTGGGCGATGATCGACGGGAGAAGCGCGTCACCGGTCGGGGCCGATAGAGCGTCGCTGAATTGCGTCGGCGCGCCGGGCGGCGGATCGCAAGCCATCAGATAAAGCTCACCGTGCCGAGGATCGGAAGCGTGCCGGCTTCAAACGATAGATCGGCGTCCGGCGTCCGGAGCGTGTGGCGCACATAGCCATCGCTGCGCGCGATCGCCGCGTCGATCCATGCGGCCGGAAGCGTGAATCCATTTTCTGCCGTAACAACCGGCACCTGATCATAGAACATCGCCGAGAGGTTCGACTTGATCGCCTCGCGCAAGAAAATCGTATCGTTTCGCAGTCCGGTGATCTCGACATTCACGACGACCGGAGTCGGCGCAACCACATAGACGCGCGCCGCGACCGGGCGGAGCGGGTCAATATGCTGCGCCACGGCTAGAAGGTCATAGGCGGTCGGGATGCCGTTCGGCCGGCTATCGTCGAACAGCGGATAAACCGTCAACGCCGACGCGATCTGTCCGTCCAGCGTCTTGAATGGCGAGACGAAGGCGCGCGTCACGCCAGACACCTCCAGCGCCCATGCAATATAATCCGACCGCGACCCGCTATGCGGCGGGTTGCGCTTTCGGAACAGGACGCGGGCGCGCAAATCCTCGTCGCTCTCGACGTCCGCGCCGCCGCCGATCCCGTTGACGCCGACATAGGCGACAGACGGCAGGGACGGATAGGCGATATTTGCCGGGACAGTCATCGGCGTCTGCGGAGATTGATTTGTTGTCGCGCCGGTCGTCGTCGCCCGGACCTCGACCGTCGTCACCCCGAGCGCATTCGGAACCGCGGTCGTCAGGAATTCATAGACGACGCCATTCGGCGCGGTGATCGTGTAGCCGGCCGGGATCGTCACAAATGTGCCGGCCTGGGTGAATGTGACAAATCCCTGACCTGGCGCCGCAGCCTTACGAGAAATCCCGTATTCGAACGCATGGCGATATTCGAGATGAAAGCCATCGGCGGTCGAAGCGAACAACTGCCGGTAAAGGTAGTTAATCCGCTCGTAAACCGATCCGACCGCGAGCGAAAACGCGCGGCCGACGACAGACAGATTGTTCGGCTCGACCCATGCGTCCGTTCCCGGCAGATAGGTCCGCATGGCGTTCTTGACGCCCGTCCATATCTCAGAGAGCGAGGGGGTTTGAAACGCCATTGAAGCCCGTCCAGAGTAACCAGAAGTTGAGTGCGGCGGCGACGGTATCGCTCTCGCGGTAGGCGTTCACGGTCAATTCGAGCCGGCCTTCGTCATAGTTTGGCGCGGCGGTGATCTCGAATGACGCGACGACCTTTTGATCTATGAGTGTCTGCAATGCCTCGCGCGCAAAGACGACGGCGAGATCGGCGACCTCTTGCGTCAACTCGCGGCGTCGCAACTGCCAGAGGCGCGAGCCGAGCGGCGAGATCGACGTGTCGATTGCATCGCCAGCCCATCCGCGAGGATCGCCGGAGCCGTCCGGGATGAAATCCTGATCGCCGGCGCGCCGGTCGCTCATGAGGCAGAGTAGGATCGCCGTGTGTAGCGGTGAGCGGGCGCGGAAGCCTTTAGTTGAAGCGTCTGGCGTCCAGTCGCCGACAAAGCCATCCCACGTCGTGTCCCAGAGTAAATTCGGCTCGGCTTGCGCCTGATCGGCAATGCGAAGCGCGACGCTCATAGGACCGCAAAGACCTTCGTCGAGTAGCCGGCGTTCGTGGCGACGGCGGCGCTGGCGCCGGGACCGCCGAGAAGGACGCGGCCGGCGGATTCGATCACGACGTCGCCTCCAGCCTTCATCGTCACTTTCCCATTCTTGCTTTCCAGCGTCTTGTCGCCAGACGACGACAGCGTAAATTTGCCGTCATCGGTTTCGATGACCGTATCGCCCTTGACCGTCTTGATCTTCGTGCCGTTCTTGCGGCTCAAGAAGATCAGATTGCCTTCGGCGTCGTAGAGTTTCGCCTCGCCTTCCTTCAAATCCTTCGGGCGGTGATCGTCATGCTCGCCGCCAAGAAAGACGCTGCGCGACCGCTCGCCGCCCAGAGAGACGACGATCCCGGTTGATCCCTTCGGCGGGCGCGATGACAAGCCAAACGGCTGCGGCCGGTAGACGCCGGAATGATCCTCTCCCTTAAAGCCATAATGCGAGACGGTTTGCTGCTTCCCGCTGTCGTCGACCTCGTAAATCTCGCCGAGTGCGATCTGTGGCCGGTAGCCGCGCATCAGTTCGCTTCCTCGATATCCGTAGACCACGCCTTGTTCGATTTTCCCTTCGCGTCCTTGCCGCCAAGCGCGCGAGGATCAACTAGCGACATCGTGGTGATCGTCCCTTCGCCGTTCTGGATAAATCGGACGGTCTTGATTGCCATCGCCTGCGATATTTTGAGCCTCTTGCTTTCGACGAAAACCAGCTTCTCAGGCGACCACAACTCGCCGGCGTCGTCGCGCCAGCCTTTGACCTTTACCGTCGCAGTCGTCGACCAGCCGGCGTTTCGTGACGCCTGCCAGCGCGCCCGTTCCTTGAGCCGCGTCGCGTCCATTTCGCCTTCGGCGATGATAAGGATCGGGCGGTGACGCTCGACGGTGCGATCCCGAGAAACGGATTCGATCCGCTGCGCATCGGCGCCGCTTCCGAGACCGGACTGACCGCGCGCGATGACATCGGAATATTTGCCCTTTTCCGAAAGCTGCGCCGACGCCTCGATGATGTTGACGCCTTCGACCAGCGCGCCCGAGTGCATCTGGAACTTGTCGGCGCGCGTCAGTTTGATGCCGCCGTCAGCCGTTCCGATGATCAAAAGCCCCTGATGGCGGGCCAGCGCCTCGATTTCCTCGAATACGGTCGATCCGGGCGCGAGACGCCAGACCGGGATTTCCTTGCCTTCAACGTCGCTCTCGACGGTGATTTTAAACGGCTTGCAGAGATCTTCGGCGATCTGCTTCGGCTTTTTCTTTTTCCATTCGCCGGTTTTGTGAACGGCGGAACAATCGACGATATCCTTGCTTTTCGACCGGCCAGAGATAACGGCCCGATGATTTTTCGGCCCGATGTCTGGCGCGTAGGTGTCGACGTAGCCCTTGAGCAGCAGCGAGCCGCTCGCGCGGATCGTGATTTCGGTTCCGGGTTTGAAAACCCATGCGTCGCCGAATAGCTGGTTCGGCTCCGAGCAGATGATCGAAAACGACCTCGAGGCCTGCGCCGCGCCACATTCGACGGCCGCCTCGACCCATTGAGAGTATTGCATCCCGCCGGTTTCGATTGTGACCTGTTCGTAAGGCATTACGACGCCAGCGCCTCGATCTTTGTCGGCATGATCGCCGGCGTGGCGACGGCGTTTCGATCAACCAGTTCCTGCGCCCGGTTCGGGTCGCCATAGAGCCGATACGCCAGCACGTTTGACGGGAGCGAAACTCCCGTCTCGACGATGACGACCGGTGCAAGGTTCGGAATGCGCTCGGAGAGATATTTCGCGGCCATGCCGAACATGGCGTCCAGCGCCGACATGGCGTCTGGCCCGAGCGCGTCATAGAGCGCGGTAATCGCGCCGGCAGACGCGGCAATGCGCGAGCGTTCGGCCTGCGCGGCCTTCCGGTCGCGGTAATCTTTAATCGCCCGCAAGCGCGAGGCCTGCACGGAATAGGCCGCCGCCGCCGCGAGCGGGACGATGCCGACAAGATCAGAGACGCCCCATTTGCCGAGCAGCGCGGTTCGGCGCGCCAGTGCCGCGGTCGCCATCGCGTCCAGTTTCAGCGCCGACGCAAGAGGATCGCCGGTCGCTTCCGAGACGACCGTGTCCAGAACCGCCAGAGACGCCGCCAGCGCATCGCCCGGCGCCGTCGAAGGCGTCCCGGCCAGCGATAGAGCGTCCAGAGCCGCGACGCGCGCCTCGGCGTCTATGCGCTCGGGCAGGGCGGTCTCGGCGCGGAACGCCGACACGGCGCCGGCAATGATGACCGCTTCCGTCAGCGCATCGGCCCAGACAAAACTGGATTGCGTTTGGCCCGGCATGTTGCCGGTGATTGCCGAGCCCAGAGCGACGCCGAGGCCAGAGCCCATGACGCCGAGAAGCGACGCGCCAAGGCCGGTTGCGACCGGCGCGAAGGCGGGCATTTCCTCAATAAACGTGACCTGAAACCCGACGAAGTTCAGGACGGCCCGGCCCCATGACGGGCGCCAGGATTCCGCGCGGAACAGTCGCGCGCCGAACATCGGGATTGACAAAAGCTGCGGGACGCCGAGCTCGAGCAGCGCGATCAGCGCCAGCGAGTCCGTGTCGGCGGTCTCCGAGACAAAATAGGCGGTGATCTCAAGGCGGGTTGCGGCTCGGCCCATGTCCTCGATGTCGTATCGCTCGCCGCCCGGATATTCGTGAACGACGAGGCGACGGCCGGCCTGTATCTCTTGCGTGTCGACGAAGAACGACGCGCCGCCGAATGTTGCTTTTTTCCATCGCCAGTCGCGGGCCATTTATAGTAAACTCCGATTTGTCAAAATATGGAGATGACGATGAATACTTGGGGCGATCCTCTTCCAATCTCAGACGAAGATTGGAGAAAGTTAAATCGCATTCTTCTTTTGATTAAGCCTCCAGCATACGAGCCATCAATCGCTTTTGATAAATCATCGCCTCCAAGAGGTCGGCCTCGTGAGTTTGGTCATTTTGAAGTTGCTCAATACGATGCAGACGAAGCTGCTTTTGTTTCGTCATCAAGAGATTGGGTATTTGAATTTGACGACATTGCAGGATGGTGGCCTCTTCCAGATGCTTAGAAAACTGTAAGCAGTCATTGCCTCCCGGCGGTTGCGGTTGGCGTCGACGACTTGAACGGCGTGACCGGCGTGGCGGCCGTGCGCGGCGTGGCGCCGGTCGACGACGAGGCAAGGAAGCGATCCGCCAGCGCGCCGAATTCGCGCTCCATGCGCTCGACGTGCTGCCTGACCGATCCGTTTTGATCGCGCCGATTGTAGAGACCCGGCGCGCCGGCAAGGATCGTCGAATACAGATCGGCGAGGCCCATGCCGGGCTTGAACCCGCGCGCTTTCAGGAAGCGTTCGGCCGGCTGCAGCTGCTCGCGGAATGTCTGACCGGCATGCGCGCCGAATTGCGCCCGTTCGGCCGGGCCGAACTGGATCAACCCCAGATAGCGCCGCCCGGCGCCGCCCATGATCGACGGCGAGAAAGTGCGATTGGTTTCCTTGGCGATGACCATTGCGAGGTGACGCGGTTCGACGCCAAGATTGGCGGCGGTCTGGCGCAGCGCCGAGACATTCTCGGCGGTGAATTGCGGGTTAGCCTGCCCGCGATAGGCGGGCGGCGGCGTGAATGGCGTCCTTGCCTGCGGGACTGGCGCGGCGGGCGCGGCCGACTGGCGCAATGCGGCGGCGCGAAGCCCGATGATCGGCGCGACGCCGGCCGCAGGCGGCTTCCCGACATGGATCGTCGGAAGCTGAACAGGTCGGCGAGGCGACAGGAGCGGGTCCGCTATCGGGCCGCCTCGGTTGATGCGGTCAGCAAAAGCCTTGCGCTGCGCCGAGACATCGGCTTCGGCCTGTTTATTCATTGCCGCGCGGTCTGCTGGCGACATCCCATATTGAACGCCTATCGGCTTTAATTTGCCGACGTGCATGTCCGGGAGCGCGTGCTTCGCCGGTTGCGTAGCTGGCGCGGGCGGCGCGGCCTTGAGGCGCTCCGTCAGCGTGTCTTTTGGCATGACCGGACCGGACAGGCCGAAGTGAGCCGAACCGGGCTGGACGGGCTTCTCTGGCCCGATCAGCCGGCCCTTAAATTCAGGTTCCGCCTGCTTTGACAGGGCGGCTGGTGCGGGCGCGGGCGGTCGGCGCATGGCCGGGGCCAGCATTGGCGGCCGGGGCGGCGCGGCTGGCACCTTGGGATCTGGAGCCGGGGCGCCGCGAGTGCTTGGCGTCACCGGAGCCGGAGCGCGCTTTGATGGCGTTGCCGGCGCGGGCGCGCGGCGTGGCGTGGCCGGTGTGCGTTGTTTCTCTGGAGCCGGGCCGGGTTGCGTTCGACGACGCTCTATCGGCGACAGGCGGTCGCCGCGCTGGCCGGGAGCCGGGGCGACATAATCGGTGATCTGATCGGACAGGACCGGCGACGCCATGCCGCCGACTGATTGCGATGCGGTCGACGATCCGCTGAAATCTCCAAACTCCAGCCGGGCCGTCAGCGTCGTTGTCGTCACGGCGCCATCGAAACGCCGGTATCGCTGCGCAGCGCGCCGCGAGCCGCGATTGTCTGTTCGATCTTCGTCAGGAAGTCGGCCGCCGCCTCGACGACGACCTTGAGATCAATATTCGCCGCGCCCTCAAGTTTGACGGGCTGCGGCGGAGCGGTTCGCAGGGCGGCGGCGCTTTCCGCCAGCGTTGCCCGAGCGACGGCCGCCGGATTATGCGGCGCGACTTGCAAGGATGCGATGTCGCCGACGCCTGATTTGCCCAGACCGAAGGCCAGAGCGCCGGGCGCGACCGATCCTGCCGCGTCGCCGCCGGCCCATCCAGTCCCGCGCGTTCCGGCAAAGGAAGATTGAAACGATAGAGCCGGTGAAAACCCCATCGCTTTTGCGCGATCAAGTCCAGTCGCATGCATTCCGCGCATTCGCTCAAAAACGCTGGCCGTCGACTCGCCTCTACCTGTCAGGAGATTTGCGCCGCGATCATATCGGCTCAGTAATTCCTCAATTACGTTATTGACAGGCGGAAGGAAACGACGCGTCGCGCGGTCTCCTACTTCCGATGTCAGGGCCTTGAACCGCTCAAGGTGATTTGCGGTCGTGTCCATGTCGATTTTTTTTGCGGCGTCAAGCGATCCTCTGGCCTTGCCAGATGTCATCTCCTGCCATATTCGCGTCAATTCTTTTAGCGCGCCGACAAATTTAAGCTGCTCGTCAAACCATTCTTTGCCCATCGTGTCGAGCGAGTATTTTGTTGGGTCTTTGCTCCGTCCAAGCGCATCAAGGAACTTCATCGTTGTCCCCATTGCGTCGGTTTTCATTCCTTTTTCGAGGCCTTCAGGCGTAAACCCAAGCGCGCGATATGCTGCCTTCGCCTTTTTGTCTTGCGACGTGGCTGTGCGAAGGCGAGAGCCAAATTGTCCAAAAAACCGTCCTGCAACATCTGGCTCCATGCCAACGCTGCGCAGAGCCGTCAATGCGGTCATTGTTTCTTTTGGACGAAAACCGGAATACTTTGCAGCATCCAGCATGCGGTTTGACATAGCCGCGATGTCTTTTTCTGCGGCAGCAGATATGTCGCCCATGTAATTAACATCATCCGCGAACTCTTTGAGCTGCGGGATAGTCCACTTTGTTTGCGCTCCAATATAAGCGAGAGTCTGTGCGGCATCCTTGCCAGTCATATCCCATGCGCCGGCTGATTTAACCGCAAGATCAATAAATCCAGCTAGGTCTTTGAACGCGACGCCAGACTGACCGGCTTGCGCAGTCAGTTGCGCGACTTCTTCGCGCGCCATTCCATATGTTCGCGCAGCCTTGTTGATCGTCGCCTCGACATCTGCGAAAGATTTACCCTGATCAAGCGTGACTTTTTTTCGAACGTCAGCCATAGCCTTTTCAAAGGTAACGGCTTCATGAACGCCATACGCTGCCGCGCCTCCGACAGCCAACCCTCCGACAGCCGCGCCGCCAAGGCCAAGAGCGCCGCCTATAGCTCCAGGAGCCGCATAGGAAGCAAAATCACCTATTGCGGTTCTTGCCGCAGAAAGTCTTGGCCCCATTCCTCGCGTGATCGTCGCGCCGCGAGCAACGACCGGAGTCATCTGGCTCATGCGATTGACGATCCCGGCCTGAAACTCCGCCTGACGCCGCCATTGCGCCGACGACATGCCGCGCGCAACGCTATCC